GCCACCAGAAAAATCTTTTATTTCTAATGTTCTTTTAGGCATTTAAAGCTTTCTTTACTTCATCCCAAATTTTATCATCAAGTTTATTTTCGCTTCTTCCTACAAGCCAATCACCTAATTTAATTAATATTGCAATCATAACTTTTTGACTTAACATTTTTGTTGCTATTGAGCCTAATATTGCTCCCATTTATTTCTCCTTTATTTTGTTTTTACAATCTTCACATACAACAAATTTCCTAGCAGGATGTGAATTTTTTTCAAGTTTTGCAACCCTTAATCGCAAATCTAATAATTCTTCTTCAAATTGTTTTTTCCACATGTTTAATCCCATTCTTCTTCTTCATTGTCATATATATCAAACATTTCAAATCTATAAAGCCACCAAAGACCTCCAAAAAAGACTATCATAAAACCTAATATAAAATAGCCTAATTCAGCCATAGCTAACCTTTTATTCTAGCATATAAAGTCATTAAACCTATAATTATACCAATTGATAATGATATAAACGTCAGAATAGGGTTTAAAACCTTTAAAAAGCCTATTAATGTTGAGAAAAAGCTTGTACCTATACCTAGCTCTGGGTAGTTAGATAAAACCTTTAATGTGTCGTTCATTTTTTCTCCTTGCAATCATCCCATTTTTTCAAGTCAAGCATTGGTAAAGGCTTTTCTATCATATGGTCTTTTAATTTAACATTTTGTATTGCAACTTTGTTTCCACCTTTAATATAGGCTTTACCGTCAGCGCAACCTACTTCATATACAAATAATATTGTTTTCCAAAACCCTACACGAATTACACGTGCAGGTCTGTTGTCAAAAATAACAACATCATCAGTATTTAAATCATCTCCTAAAAAAACTTGAATCGCACTTATTGCTGATTCTATGGTCTTTCGAGCAATAAGAAATATAAAGGCTGCAATAAGCATCCAACCATATTGACCTATTAAATTTTCTATTGCTTCTTGTTCCATTACTCTCCATTATTTTATACACTACCTAATTGTTGTTGCCATCTATTAATTCTCCCCATAATGACGTTTTTCCGTTTATTATTTGTACCATATGAACTGTAAAAAGTCCACCTCTAAAAAAATCTACTACTGCAAATGCATGAGACCATGTTATTGCTTTTCCACCTAACCATAAGTTTTTTTCATGACTCATGTCTTTTAAACACCCAGCACTCCAAGCCGATTTAGGGCCATCTATGTGAGTTACTGATGCTTGTTGTAGACTATGATGATGACCATACATTACATTTCCACCTAATTGTAAATGAGCTTTTGCATGATGAAGTCCACTTTTGTGATGCCCATGATAAAAATGAAGTTTACCTACTTTTAACCATTTTTCTGGCGGTAATCCTGCTGGATATAATTTATATCCTCTTTCTTTAAATCTGCAAGCATCTTTAAATTTATATTGAGGCAAGTAAGGATGTTCGCTGACAAATGAATCTAACCAAGCATCATGATTCCCTTGACATATATATTTTTCTTTGCAATTTACTTTTCTTAATGATTTATCAATATCATCAAGAAATTCATTTACATCTTCAATGTCTTGTTCAACTTTAGGAGTTATGTACTCTAATGGTGGCTTCTTTTTTCTTGCCCATTGCCAATGAGAAACACTTCCCCATTCACCTAAATCACCTAAATCAATATATATATCTGGTTTTACTATTTCAATAGCTTGTTTTACTACACTTATTGCAGCTTTATCGTGTAATGGCACATGCTTATCTGGAGTAACAATAGCTCTTTTGACTACTCCCTTTTTTTGTTTCGCCATACTTACCTCTATTTATTTCAAAAAACTATTTTTTATCTTTTTTTTTAGAAGAATCCTTTTCTTTATTTTTTTCTTCTTTCATAGATACAAGAAGTTCAATTGCTCCTTGGTATTTAATAAACAACTCTTTTGCTTGTTCTTGTTGTTTTTTAAGATTTTCTATTCTTTCTTCGAGATTTATTTCACTCATTCTTTCGTTCCTTTATTTTATAAAACTTTATATTTCACAATAAATCTTGTTGTCATTTTACCATCAGAATCTGTTTCATTAAAATGTGTAGCAACTATTACTTTTCCAGCAGAAACTAATTCTGTATTTTTTTGAACACTACCACCAGAAGATACAAAATCATTATCAGAACTTCCAACTCCATTAGAATTAGACCATCCAGTTCTAGAATGTTTAATCTGTGTTGTATCTATAACATTATTTATTTTAGTTCCTATTAATTGTCCATTTGACAAATCTCCAGTATTAGCATCTACATCATATTGCATTAAATTAAATCTTAAAGTATCAGCGCCATCTCCTGTAAATGCATAATAAATATTATATATTTCAATATCATCAAATAAATACCATAAACAATTTGTAAATAAATCTCTTATTACTTCTGACCTAAGCACAGATGTACTAGGATTAGTGTCATTTCCAAACCAATCTAAGCTATCTGAATAAGTTGCGGATACTCCATTTAAAGATACCATATTATTACTAGCAATTAAAGGAACATGATATGAAGTATTTTCACCTTGAAGTTCATAAGTAGCAAATTCTTTATATAAAAAATTTTTATACTTATTAACATTTCTTCCTTCTTTTCTCCAATTAGTAAAATTATGAGGCATTATAAAACTCCATATTTTATTGACATGCTATATGTTATATCTGGGCTTCCAGTTGCAATTTGTTCTCCTAAAACTACAACAACAGGCTGAGTAGATGATGTGGATGATGATATTTTTGAATTTGATGTTGTAATATTCAAATCAGTTGATACTATTTTGCCAGTATTTGTTTCTAAACTTCCATCACCTATAATAATACCATTTGATAAATCTCCAATATTATCCATATCATATTTCATTATACGAAAATTTTGTTGTTTATCAGTACTATTATCGCATGTGGCAAATACTTTAGCGTTTAATATTTCTATATCATCTTGAATAAACCAGATGCATGGTAATAACATGCTAGGATTTTTTGAACTCATATCAATAGACGTGTCAGGATTATCTTCACTACCAAAAGTAGTATTAACTGTTGAAAAATCTGCACTTGCATCAGATTTCATAACAGGAGAACATATAAGTGGATGCCAAATACTACTTATAGGAGAAAAATCATATAGTCCAAAAGTTTTATATCTTATATAAGAAAGATTTTCTGAATTTACAGTTGATGAACTTCCATTTGTTGTCCATGATGTTGAATTATAAGCCATATTACAATTTTGGCACAGCTAGAGTTCTAACTCCGCTTTTTCTTGTTGGATATTGATTCATATTTTTTTCATACATATTTCTAAAATATTGCGCTCTTTGTAAATCTCCCATATCTTCAAACAATCTTGATTTTATGTAACATACCAATGCTGGATGAAGACCTGAATCTAAACCTACATCTGATTTTAAATCATTTGTTTGAGCACTTACAGTTTCAAATTTAGATGCAAATGTTATTCTTAAACCGTTAGTAACATCAGAATCTTGATAAGAATCGTATTTTTCTTTTGTTCTTTCTCCAGATGTTGCAGTTGTATCTTCACATACTATTGCAACTCTATTATCATCATTATACCATGCAAAATAATCATTTGGATATGTTCTTTTATTTGTTGCCATAAGTCTCCTATTTTAAAGAATCATCTGCTGATTCTGTATCTTCTCTTAATATTTTATGAGAATCTGCTAATTTTGGTATCATTACATATCTATCATTAGTATCTAATATTTCAACTCTTTTTATACTAATTAATCTATCTTCTAATTCGTACCATCTTTTATATTGCTCAAGATTTGTTGTTGATGATAAAGTGTAATTTTTTCTATTTGAAGCAATATCATCTAATCCATCATTAATTAATTGATACATATATTGTTCTGATTGTCTTCCAAATAACTTTTCTATTTGTTCTATTACATTTTTAACTGTCATTCTTTAGCCCTTTCTTTTGTAGGCTGTGGTATTCCTTGAGATATTAACATTTGAATACCCTTATCATAATCTTGTTGTAATTTTATTTGTTGACTTTGATACCATTGATATTTTTGAGATTCTCTTTCCATTCTTACTTTTGCTTCTCCTATATACCCTTGAGCTTGTGAAATATAACTTGTAGCTTCTTGAAGATACATAGGAACTCCCTCTAATTCTATTTTATATGAAGCCATTAAAGTATTAATTTCAGAAATTGCAACTTGAGCTCTTTGTAATTCTTGATTAGCAACAGATACAGTTGCATTTAATTGAGCTATACGACCTTCTCCTTCAGCCCTTCTTGCTATAGCTGCTTCAGAGTAAGCTTTAGCATAAGATAATCTTGCTTGAACTTCTTTTGCATACCCATCTGCTTCTTGTAATGCAATTTGAACTTCTTTAACTCTCATATCTCCAATTGCAACCCATTCTGCTATATGAGCTTGAGCTCTATTTATTTCGCTTCCTGCAATAGCCAAAGCTCCTTGCACTAATTCTGTATCTTCTTCAGTATATAAATAAGTAGCTGCATCACCTGCTGCGTTACCTGTAGGCGAATTTGCTCCATCATCAATTATTTTTTCAGCATTATCTAAAGCATCTTTAACTCTAGCTAACTGAGAATCATTAGTTAAAAAAGTAGATTCATCTCCAAATACAGAATCAGAATCTGCTGTTAAAAATTTTCCTGCTGCTGTTGCAGCTTGGTCTACTGCTGTCTTAATTAATCCCAATGCTGTACTTATATCTCCACTTGTAGGGTCATTTGTAAGTATAGCTTCTCCGTCTGTTAAATGTGCATCTATTGCACCCATAGCACCATCAATATCTGCTAAATTTGCATATGCATCATAATTAGAATTAGGCTGGTCATTATCTATTAAATTTTCTGCTAAAAGCAAAGCATCCCTTATTACTTTAAATCTTTTATTTGTGTTATCCCAAAGTTCTGTTGTATCATCAATATCTCCAATTGACGTATAATACTCATCTATTTTACTACTAGCCTCAACAATAATATCATCAACTTTATTTAATTCTGTTGTTATTGCCCCTAAAGCAGTTGTATCAATTGCTGTAAGACTACCCATTTCATTCATTTTATTTTGCAATACTTTAACTGCTACATATAATACAACTAAATATTCAGCTTCATCAGGAAAATTAACAATAGAAGAAACAGCCGATACATCAACAGTGGGAAATGAAACATGGTGCACTCTAGCAGGTTGACTAGCAGTTGGGTCAGGTTTTACAAATAATTTTGGGTCTCCTCCAGTATCGCTTTCAATCCAATATATAGGGTCAGTTGATGTTACGTAATGAATACTTGTAGAATCGCTAGCTGAACCTGCAAGAATTGGATTAACTTTTCTACATCCAATATGATAACCAGAATCTGCATTTTCACGAGTAACATGAAATATTTTACCTGTTGCATCTAAATCCATTGGAGTAGTAGATGTTAAGGAAGTTATCGTTGCGCATTCTATCTTTAATTCTTCAGGAAGAATGTTTATAATTTCTTTTACTCCATCCGCTGCCCAATCATCCATTTCTGTTTGGTCTGCTGTTCCAGCTAATGCTTGTATCTGTGCATCAAAATTTGCCATTATCTTTTATTCCTATTTGCTATATCTTGGTCGATTGTTGTTTGACTAAACTCAACTTTTGTTTGTCCACTCCAGGTTTTTCTCATATTAATATAATCTGATATATTACCTGATGTTCCAAACAATTTCCCGCATTTACATACAGGTGTAACATGTCTTTCAAAATCCACACACTTTTTACAAGATTCGCAATAATATGTTATAATCCTTTTCATTTTTAATAATACTCCACTATTACTTCTATTACAGGGTCAGTTCCAGGGTCTGTAGTAGAATTACTAGTTCCAGCATGACAAAGATAAACATATCTTAAAGCTCCACACCATCCAACTGAATCATCTGTTCCTGGTGATATTTCAGAAATATATAATGTTTCATCTGTTCCCCCAGAACTTGCATTAATATCCGAATGAGCATCTTGAGAACCTTGAGTTCTTGTTACTGCTGTAGAACCTGAACCAGCTCCCAATAATTCAACTCGACCTGCAACTGTATCTCCACTTGCTTCGTCAGATGCTGTACCAAGGCTCACATTATAGTTATGTGTTCCAGCTCCAAGAGTTTTAACTCTTGCTATTACTCTTGATATAAAGCTATAAGCAGGTATAGTAAATAATTTAGCTTGAGCAGCTTTATTATCTTGATTAGCGTTAGTATAACTACCTGTCATAGTAACCAATGCAGATTTTCTTTTTATTATTGAAACTGCTTCTGTTCCAGTTCCACTAGGAAATGTACCTATAACTAACTGACCATTTTCATCGGCAAATTCAGTATCTACATAAGAACCAATAACAGTGCAACCAACTGCAGTTGTTATACTATCTGCTGTAGCAGCGCCTAAAGTTGTATTATGTGTACCAGTAGTTGCATTTACCATTGAACTAACACCTACAACAGTATGTTCCCAAGGGAGAAAAGTTGCTTCATTTTTTACTGCATCACCACCAATTATTACACAACCCTGCATTAAAGTTTGAGTAGAAGCGGTCATTGCATTCATACCTATAATAACAGACAATTTAGAAGAAACTGGACTAGATGATGCATGATTCTCTGCTGCATTAGCACCAATACATACAATACTACTAGAATCTCCTAATTTATAAGAATCTTTACCAATAACAACATTACTTGTGCCAGTTGCATTAGTTTTTAGAGCATTAGTTCCAATAGCTACATTATCATTTGCTCCTATTATAGCCTCTCCTGCTTCAGTTCCTATACATACATTATTAGAACCTTCCATTGAACTGCCAGCATCTTTTCCTATACCTATGTTACCATCGCCAGTTTCACAAGCAGTCAAGGCATTAGTACCAATAGCTACATTATTATTTGAATCAGTTGTAGTTGAATTTAGAGAAGAAGTTCCAATAGCTACATTATCGTTATCATCAGAGCTAAATAATGCTCCTGCATCATTTCCTAATTTTATATTTCCAGTAGAAGAATCAACTTTAGCTTTACCAACTCCTCCACCTCCACTTATAAATCCTCCAAAACTCATATTACACCTCCACTATTCTAACAGTATGTGTTGTTGTTGATGTTGATAAAAAATTAAATCTTATAGTCTCTCCACCAGCTTTACTCATTAATCCATATGGAACTGCTAAACTTGTTAAAGCTTCTCCACTTAATTTTAAACTTGTATCTGTGTCAACATCTAAATCTGATGTTGCAAAATTGAAATATATATCTCCATCAGCCCAAATTAATAATTGATGAGTTCCAGAACTTATATCAAGATGTTTTGTATTTGTTACATCAGCATTTGAACCTGCAGCTATTGAAGCTCCAGCAGAGCCTCCTAAACCACCAGATGATGCATCTAATATATTAAAATTTCCTGATTGTCCTAAGTTTGCGTTCAAAGATTCTTGAACTGTAAATTTATGTAAGTCTGCCATTTTATTCTCCTTTGTGAGTGTACTTAAAGCTCTGGCTAGAGCGTGAACGTACTTTTATTGTTAAAAATTCTTAGTAGATTCGGAGGCCACCCTTTATACGATAGCCTCCATAGTTCTACAAAACTATTAATCCTTATTGTTTCGGATTATATTGAAACACTAACAGTTGGGTCTACATAAACCAAGTACACTTTCATAGCACCAGAGGTTGAAACTGCTCCCCAGTCACTATTAGCTGTAGCGGTTAATGTAATTGATGTAGCTGCATCACAAAACTGTACGCCTTGTGGTACGCCTCCATCAATATTCCCTGCTGCAAATATAGAAGGGTCAGATGATTTATTAAATCTATCTGCGTCTGAACCATCTCCTATTTGCAATGCACAACTTGTATCTCCTGAATAAGCTCCAGTTACATCTATAAATGAATATAAAACAACTGCACCTACAGGTAAAGATGCACCAGTAGCAAATGTACCTACAGCGCTACCTCCATCTGTAAAATCCGCAAAATTTGCAGAAATTTCAAGAAGTTTAACATTACTACTATCATAACTATTACTGTTTGCATTTAGTCTATCGCTTCTCATTAGATGTCCTCCAAGTTAATAAGTGCATGAGTCTCAGGAAGAGATACTTCAAGACCTGCTTCTGTAAGAATCATATCTTTACGTAAATCTTCATCAGCTTGCTGCACGTTTGTTGTAATTGATGTGTCACGATTAACACCATTACCAACAAGAGGTCTATATGAAACATGGTCAAGGTCAACAAAACACATATGGCCTGAAGCATTAGCTCTAAATAAAGGCTCTTTTACAATGCTGCAATCTCCGTGAACTGTT